CGAAATAGTGTCCGCGTGCGCGGCCTTCATTTTTTCGAGTACTTCATCGAAGGATTCACGGCTGGCATACGCCGCAGTGACGTCCCGCAACTGCAACGCCAGCGCGTGATTATCCGCGTCCTTAGCTTCGTCTGTTAACAGTCCCCACGTATCAGCGTCACCCCGTGCACCGGTGATGTGCGACTTGCGAGTTCGCTTTTCGGTTTGCATCCCGTTAAGACACGCCAGTGTCCAAAACATCTGATAGACATTAACGCTACCGCAACCGGTCTCCGAATTGCTGAGGCCGATGCCGTTCGCCATGATATCCCCGACTGCGGCACCCTCACCGGTTTGGTTTTCGGATTTTAAGCGAAGGTACAAGCGCTTATCCGTTACTTCACCGTTAACCACTTTCCACTGGGCATCCGATTCCATTAACTGAGGCAATGCGGATTGCAATAGGTGCACGTTATCGAACGTCTTAAATTTATCCGACACAAATGCACGGGCAATCCCGACATTGTCGCCAGTGTTAAACGTGCGGAGCATCCGCACTGCGGGTTCCTTTTGCCAGATGGCGTTAATTAACGCGTCAAATTCGCCAGCGTAATCCTGCTGTAACCGACGGGCGGTGCGAACATCAATACTTGCCCGCTGGGCAATCTGATCAAAAGCCACCTCATTAGCGGACAGGATTTGTGTAGGCATTCCGCCCGACTGCTCAATAACCACTTGCGAGACGTTCGTGCCGTCCCCCCGATCGCCAGTCATCAATTGAAGTTGGTTAGTAGGCGCAAGAAAATCCTGCGCTCGTGTGGCTTGATCCTGCACCTTTAACAAAAGGTTTTGCAGAGTGTTTGTTCCGTTTTCAATGCTATGCATGATAGTTCCCTCTTAAAGTTGGCCGCGTGACTGAGCAACGCGGAATAGTTTTGTCGTAACAGTTGACATTAGTTCCAGTAGGATTTCGAAATCCTCACAACCTTCTATCCAGTTTTTGACGGTGGTGGACATCATTACCGTTTGGTTATCGATAAGGCCGTTTAAATAATCTGCCAGCTCATCCCGCTCAGTTTCATTGCAGTAGCTTCCGAACTCTATTTCACACAAGTCCAGAATAGATACATCGCTATTCTGCATGATCACACTGATATCGGTTGCATCACCTGAAATCTCACTGCAATCCACTTCAAAGTTGTGGAATTCAACATAATTAATGTGTGCCATATTTTCTCCCAAAGTTTCGCCGCACATCGCGACATCCCAGATAGTCGCATACAGTGGGGTGGCAGTGCAACTACTTTTTAAAATTTCAATAGGCATAAAAAAACCCGCCGTAGCGGGTCTCTATTACCAGTAACCTCAGTGAGCCATGCGAGACAGCATAGCGTCCCCTTCCGGTGTAAGTGAAGCTGGCCTACCAAAGGTCGTGTCATACAGCCATACAAAGTGGGGCACCACATCGAACCCCCGCTGATTACATTCCTGTACCCACTGCAACGGCAGTGCATAATCTACCGTTTGATTGCCGTACCGTTCCAATACCAGATCCTGTTTAGTCTTCATCGCTGACCTCTTCAATGTTGTGGTGATAAGAATAAGTGTCGGGTGCGGTTTGATCCTCATCCCAAATGCGGTGCTCTGCGGCTATGTGCAAAGCCTCATCCTCAGTTTTAGCTTCAATGTAAAAGACATTGGTCTGAACAATTTCGACGCGCCATTTCATGACAGGTCCCCTAACAACTCGACCAATTGATCTGCATCATTGATCACGACCTTATCGACAAATGGAATCGGACCATTGAGATCCGTCTCAAATAAATGGTTTGCATAAGACCTAGCGTCCCGCTCAGTGGTAAACCAATAGCGGTTAAAACCGTAACCTGAATGCACTTTCCAAATTTCCATCCGATCAATCCTCCCGTGGCAATTCTTCAATGCCCAACACGAGGGAACATAAATCATCTAACTCAAATAGCTGTCGATCAGATGTATTTGTTTTGCCCGTCGCTTCATCAACCGTCAGTCTGACGTGCTGAAAATCAACATCTACTACGCTAAACAAGTCTGTGTCTGCTCCGAGGTTTTTAGACAAATAAAGCTCTACGGCTTCTACAACTTGATACCGGTGCATATAAATCAGCATAACTTTTCTCCTAAAGTGTATGGGATTTGTCCCATACATAGAGTAGGTCAAGCGTTACCGATTTGCAAGCGTTTGAAAGAACAGCGGCCAGTCTATGGGTGCAGACAATTTGAGTGCCGGTTCTGTAGTAAGCCCATCCATTCGAAGATCCATTGCGGATTCTCCTCGATACAAAAATATTTCGGATGCGCTACCTGTTTTGAGTTTTACGGCTATCCAGCAACTACCCCGCGAATGCTTGCTGGCAAACGCTACTTGGTGTGGGGATATGTCGACCTTATTTCGTTCAGTAGTTTTAAGCTCGACTAAATGCCAGTGACCCAGATGATCTAATAACAGAACATCGGGGACACCGTGCGTAACTCTAGATTCTAAACGTGTGGCAGACCATTTCGGCTCATGTTGTTTCATGGCCTGTTTCATCTGTTGCCAAAAGCTGGATTCTCTAGGCTTCCTTGTTTTCTTGGGAACGTCCAGTAGATCGTCCATCATTCATTTCCCCATACCGGCTTTGATATCGACGATTGATTCGTACCTTCGGTGCGTTTTGCATTTCCTGCATTCGATTCCAAGTTTCTGGCCCAAACCACAGCTTCCCCAAAATATTAATTAGAAACATCGATTACCTCTTCCTCCCCAGACATTATTCGTTCTTTTGCTTTTGATCTCTTATTACCCTCAGACAGATCCACGTCATGTGTCAAGGGTTGATAGGTCTGTTTCAATTCCTCTAAAGCCTTCATCACCTCTTCCTTAGACATTTGATCGATAGACCCTGTGCGGATCTCGCTTTTGCTGACATAAATGTCGCCCTGCGCCTGCCCTCTACGATATTCCGCTTGAACTGCCGCAGAGTAAGCCCCTGCCTCTAGCGCCGTATCACGAATACGCTGAAGGTCTCGAAGGTGCCGTTGGTACTCCACACCGTATTTTTGATCGAGCTCTTGACGATATTCTCGAATGGCTCGACATACGTGCGGATTCAAACGTGGGTTAGTTAATTCAGAAGCACGAACGTGTGCAGATTTTGGTGGGTAGCCTGCGTTGATTGCGGCCTCTCGCATGGTGATCTGTCCGTCTTTAGCCACAAGCTCTCTAACAAACAGTTCTTGCTTACGAGTCAATCTTTTATCTGGGCTAGGTCCCTTTCGAATGCGAGGTCTCTTTTCTTCAGGAATGACAGCGCCACTCCCTTTGGTTGTCAGTACTTTAGCGTAGCGCTCTTTTCTTGCGGTCATATTACCTCCGTTGATATGCGAGGTATTTTCCCTAAGTAGGTGCCAAAAGAAAAGCCCCTATATAGAGTTTTTCTGAGAATTTATTTTTTTTCCAAAAAAAAATCTCTGAGCCCTATATGCCGGATCGCGAATTAACAAATCTCTGAATACACTCCTGTTACCCCGTTACCTTTCGGTTACCCACAAAACCTAGCGTTTATGCGGCCTACAGGGTAGGGGTAACGCGGTAACGCCGGTAACGCCTATTTTTAATTTTTTCAAAATAAAAACAATCTCTCAGAAAAAACACTATATAGAGCATTTACTAATGGATCTCGACTTCTGACGCCACGTTCTCCAAATAGTTCGCCACCAGCATTAGCCCAAGATGCGTGCACGCTTCTTCGAGGTCCTTCTCTGCCGCCGCCTTACGCCCATTCATGCTCGTTTGAATCTCGTTCAGTGCCCCAAGGGCCGTGGTCAGTGATCCGTGGACCGTGGTACCTGTATCGATACACGCTTCCACCCGCAGGTTGTCGAGTTGTGCGGGGTCCATGGTAGAGAGTTTGTGAATAAATTCATCGATGACGATGGGTGGATTGAGTAGAGCTTCGGCGATGGACTCGAGGAAGGTGTCCATGTTGGCGTTGTTCAGTTCTTCGAGTGCCATGGGCACGGCGTTTTTGAGCATAACGAGCTTCATTTGAAGCCCCATGATTGAGTTATCCACGTGGTGTCTCCATGAGTGGGTGCCGTGTTGTTTCGGCGTTGACGATGTAGTCGATCATATCAGTGATACGTTCTTCTTCATCGGAATATTCAAAGGTTTCAAAGATGGTTTTTGCGTCGTTGTAAAACTCAGGAAAGCGTTCACTGAGTCTATTGAGAATGTAGGCATTGTCTCTGTAGGTCATGATTTTCTCCTGTAATAAAACTTTGCTATAGCTGTGGATACGGGATAGTAGCTGGGGGGGCTACCCGTGCCGTATAAAAGCCGAAGCAAAAAGAAAGCTCGGCATAAGGAATACCATAAAGGCTGGTACGAGCGTAATAAAGAGAAGCAAAAAGCTAGGAACGCGGAGAACCGCCAAAGGTATCGTGCTGAGTGGAATAATTATAAAAGCGAGCAGAAATGTAATCGTTGTGGGATTCAGCACCCTGCTGTTATTGACTTCCATCACACGGAACCTAAGCCGGATGACAGGAAGATCAGTCATTTAACATCGAATGGGCAGTACACGGCGGCGAGGAAGGAGGCGGAGGAGCGGTGTATACCGTTGTGTGCCAACTGCCACCGGATTTTGCATTGGGACGAGTCGCATGAGTAGGGCAACAATTGTATCCGTCGGGGTGTTGCCAACCGACTGGCTAACAAGGTCCGTTGGGATGAAGTAACGCGGAGTAGCGCCCAACGAACCGTGCTTAGATCTGCAAAAAAGCCCCCTTTCGGGGGCTGTTGTTTAGGGTACACAGACGGTGAAAGTGCCGTCCTCTTCTTCGGTAATCTTACCGGGTGATTGGTAACCGAAGTCGTAGCCTTGGTTCCACGCCACTTCTGCATTGTGGCTTGCGATGGTGGAGGCTTTTTCGGCCAACTCACGGGTTTCGAAGTTGTACCAGCTAACTTTAATACCCGACCGCTTTATGGTGTGCGGGGGGTACGACTTATAAGATTTACGCATGGTAAACCCTCCCAAAGTGTCGATGTTAAAGAACGCTACCCGCTAGGGGTTAGCGGTCGAAGGACTCCCCTTCGACTCTTATACTATCGCATACATCGGGTCGAATGTCAAGAAATTTTAAAAAACAAGTGTCAATTGTGACAAAAGGGATTGACAACAAAGCCGTAAGGACGACGACAGTTAGTATCACGGTGATACCGACGGCGGCATTGCCCCACTTTTTATCTAACACGAAAAAAAACCCCGTCGTCTTTCGACGAGCGGGGTTGGGTTCAAAAAAACAGACACTTTGGGAGGTCTCACACTATGAATGAACCCTAAACGGAACGCACTGTCTCTAAAATACGTTTGGTGGCATCATTTTTGTATACCACGCTTAAATCTTCTTGGATGACTACCGTTTTGCCGCTGGATCGAGCCATGCTGTCTGCCGCTTGGACCGCGATCCGCACATCTTCAACCGTTGTTTCGATCAGAGGGGTTAACGTGTCGGGCGTTGAGCTCTCTTTCGGCTTCGACTTTGGTTTTAGAAAATTCTCCCCAAATTTTAAGCCGGTTAAGATCTGATTGTTTAACAGTTCCGCGCTCATAATCTTCCCTCAGTTTTTCAATTGCCCGATGAAAAGCGTCGTGGATGTCGGTCATATTGAGAAGCTTTTCGACGTAAGAGCTTTTGACTCGCCGTTGGCGTCGTGAAACTTAGCAACTTCATCCTTGATAAACGCTTGGTCGTTCTTTGTCAGGTTAGCCTGCTTCCATGCTTCTGTGATGTAGCGTAGCTGTCCGCTGATTGTGCGGCCTTCAACACGTGCAATGACCACGATTTCTTCATAGACATCGCGGGGCATGAGTACTGATTTCCACTTTGTGGTATCCATACAAAAAAATCTCCAGTTAATCGAAGAGGCGTTTCAGACCCCGGTGCCTCAGACCATGTTACGGGGAGCCACCTCCCTGTCCTAGACGTTTTCGGACACTGGTGCCTTACGCCAGCTATTTTGGGTGGAAGTCAACCCCTGTCCTGTAAGCAAATCTATACGATTATGTTAGATAAATCAAGATTTAATGCAGATTTAGCTCTTCAATGTCAAGTGCTTCTACCCAATCGGGCAAATTGGACCGTGATCCGTGGTGCACGAACACTTGAGCGCCGCATTCGGAGCAACTTAGGTTGGTGATAATCTCGATATCGCCGTCTTCGTTCAGGCCGTCGTCATCTCCGCCCCATATTAAGTCTACATCTCTACATACCCAGCATTTCATGTTATGTCCTCACATTCACCCCATGAAGGACCAACCTCGATATCACAACGATTCGGCACCTCGATGGGTATTGCCTGTTCCATCATTGTAGACAGTTCCCTTGCTTGATCAATACTGTCTACGGAAAAGGCCAGTTCGTCGTGGACTTGGAGCATGGGTATGTGTCCCGCGTTGTAGCAATCGAGCATGGCTTGCTTTGTCATGTCGGCGGCGGAGGCTTGGATGAGTCGGTTGAGTGCCTTGTAGGTGTAGGCACGTTTTAAACGTGTGGTTGGCCCGTGAGTCGCGATAGCTTCTTCGCGGGGCAGAGCCTTGTGCATGGCAAACGTGTCGGGTTCCCAGAGATCGAACCGGCACTTGCGTCCTTTGAGGGATCGTATGGAGCCGGAGGAACGTGGGTCTTCGAGTCGTTGTTGGACGCCCCGCATTAGTGCTTTAACGAAAGGGACACGCTCGTGGTATTGCTTGGTCAGTGCTTTCGCTTCGTCGATGGATAAGTCCAGTTGGTCGGCTAACTTATTGACACCCATGCCATACATCATGCCCAGATTGATGGTTTTGGCTTGTTTACGGGGGATGTTTGCCATCTCTGCAACCATGGTGTGGAAGTCGGTGTCCATTTTGGTGCGATACGCATCGACGATTTCATCGACGCCCGCCAATGGTGCATTGCGTGATTCACCAAACGCCCTAGCATAGTGCACCAAGATCCGTGGTTCCTGTTGCGAGAAATCGATAGCCGCCCACTGCTGACCTTCTTCGGGGATAAACAGTGAACGGATGAGGGGGCCAAGCTCTGGATCGCGGGCCGGGATCTGTTGCAGGTTAGGCGAGTTGTAGCTCATACGGCCACTGACGGTACCACCGTCGTCGGAGCGCAGTTGGTTCACGTGGCTATGCACACGACCGTTGTGCACGTACTTCATGACGCCGTCGATAAAGCTACCGTGTGTTTTATTGACGTTGCGGCACTGAACAATGAGGTTTGCCAGTTCGCTGTCGTGTTCTGACAGGAAGGTTTTTGTGAAGCTGGGTGTGCCCTTCTCTGTCTTTGGATAGGGGATCGAGAGTTTGTCGAAGGCACGGGCGATAGATTGCGCGGCCCAGATCTCTACCTCAAAACCAGCTAGTGATAGAATTTGTTTTTTCAAGGCTTTTTCTTTTTTTATCAACTGCTGTTTTACGCGTTCGGCTTTCTCTGTGTCTACGCGTATACCTCGCATGGTCATCTCAACCAAGCAGGGCAGGAGTCCGGTTTCGAGTTCCCACACAGTCCATAGGTCTTCGCGGTTGAGGATAGTTTTGAAATGGTCCCAGAGCTCCAGTGTGAGTTCGGCATCCACTTCTGCGTAAGGTCCGACGTACATGGCAGGCAATCGCCACATCTCTGCTTTGGGATCGACACCAAAGCTTTTTGCCGCTTCCGTCAGCGTCTTTTCAGATTTGGTTTTGCCTAAGTATTCGTAGGCCAGTGCGTTTAAGCTGTAGCTGAATCGATTCTCGTCGATGAGGCTGGCGGTCATCATGGTATC